AGCTTTTAAATCATAATTAACTTCTTTAATTAAACATTCTATATTATGTTCTAAATATATTTTAATACAATCTTTTAAATTAACTTCTGTTGGAGTTTTATTAATTAGGGCTACTTGATTATAAGAAAAACTATTTTGTAAATTAGTTTTTGCAAATAGTTTATTAGCAATTACATCAGGGTTAATTCCTCTTGCACATTCTACAACTATTCTTAAACCTTTTTTATTACTTTCATTTCTAATATTAATTATTTCAGTAATTTCTTTTTCTGCAATTTCTCCAATTTCAGTTATTAAAGATTCAGTAGAAGTTCCATATGGTATTTCATAATATACAATATTTTGACCTTCTATTTTATATTTAGCTCTAATTTTTACACTTCCATGTCCAGTTCTCATAATAGTAGGAATATCATTTTTATTAATAACAATTCCGCCTGTTGGGAAATCTGGTCCTGGTAACATTGGTTCTTTATTGTCCATATAATCATATATAGCTTGAGCTACTTCTTTTAAATTATGTGGAGCAAAATTACAAGCCATTGCAACTCCGATTCCTGTGTTTGGATTACATAGCAAATTAGGGAATATAGCAGGCAATGTAACAGGTTCTTCACAATCTTCAGAATAATTAGGAATAAAATCAACATTTTTCTTTTTTATTCCATTTAGCATACCATCTTCTGCCAATTTTGATAATTTAGATTCTGTATAACGCATTGCCGCAGGACCGTCACCATCAATATTACCATTAGAACCATGCCAATCTATAAGAGGATAACGCATAACCCAAGGTTGGGATAAACGAACAAGAGCCCCATATATAGAAGTATCACCATGAGGGTGATAAGTACCCATAACATCTCCAACTATTTTTGCTGATTTTACATGAGGTTTACTTGAAGTATATCCTTTCTCAAAAGCTCCCCATAGTATTCTACGAGCTACAGGCTTTAATCCAGAGGTTGCATCTGGGATCGCACGATCCGTATTAACAGCAACAGCATATTCAATAAAATTTGTACTTAATTCATTTAAAATATCATTACTCTGCATTATAAGTAGCCTCCTTACTATGTTCTTTAATAAAATCTTTTCTTGCAACAATAGCAGTTCCCATTAAATCGTTAAATAATTGATCTGCTGCCTCAGCATCTTCAACTGTAATTTGTTTGATAATTCTATTGTTTGGATCTGTTAATGTTTCTTCAGTTTCATCAACAGACATTTCACCTAAACCTTTCATACGATTTACTGTAATTTTTTTATCTCCTATTGTTTGTTTATATTTCTCTAATTCTTCATCATTCTTTATATATTTGTATTCTTTTCCTATTGTTACTTTATATAATGGCGGAACTCCTGCATATACATAGCCATCTTCAATTAATTGAGGGCAGAAATTCCATATAAAAGTATAGAATAAGTTTTTAATATGGGCGCCATCAACATCGGCATCAGATTCAATAATAATTTTACCATATCTTAAACTATTTTTATCATAAGTAACTTGCATTGTTTTTGTATCAATATATAAACCAAAAGCATCTATCATTGTCATGATTTCCGCATTTTTTTGAATTTTATCAATACTTGCTTTTTGTGTATTTAGTATTTTACCACGAACAGGCATTACTGCTTGAAATTCGTTATTGCGGGCAGATTTTAAGTTTCCACTAGCACTATCCATGTGCTTCCTATATTTCTATAGGCACTGACTATCTCTTCACTCAGACTTGTCAAGTCTTCATCGTGTCCTCTATTTCGAACTGTGTATCAATAACAGTCCTACTTCCGATCTCACTCGGAATAGTCGATACAGCTTATTGATTAATATTACCTTTTGATTGATGAGAGTGTCAATATTTATTTTCTTCAGTATGATATTCAGGATGAATATCTTTTCAAGTTTCAAACCATCATACTTTTTGCAATCCTCTTTCAGAAATTTTATCTTTGTACTCAAAATATACTTTTCTAAAAGGAATATGATTATTATAACATTCTCTTATATATTTTACATCTTCTTCAGTTAATTTCGCTCTTCCATTTTTTGAACCTTTTTGAGCTCTATTTCCAATTTCTTCTCCACCTTCTGTTGCATTATAACCATTTTTAAATGAGTTGTACTTTTTAATATAGAATTTTTCTAAATCATTTAAAATTTCATTTGAATAATTTTCTTTTGTTAACTCCACAAGAATTTCAAATTTAAAATTATTAATTCCATATTTTCTTATAGCTTGATGAAATTGACTGTTATAATCTGAAGCTGTTGGACAACTAGATGAATAAATATGATTTTTCTTTCTAGTTTCTATATCAATACTTTGACCAATATAGCTATGTCCATTTATTCTATTTGTATATTTATATACACCTATCATATACATCTCTCCTTCTATTATTATATGAAGGAGACTTTAAATAAATTAATCAATCTTGCCACGGGATTGACTTCACCTAAACATATTTTGACTTATATGTGTAATGGTCAGTTTTCCCCGTTAGCTGCGGATTTCCGCAACCCCACTGATTAGTGGTAAAAAGGATTCGGGCAATAGTTTACACTTACCCTCTGTAATGTAAATTTCACATTTACTTCTATCTTTTGAATAACAATCTGCAAGTTTACTATCAAATTTTAATGCTTTTTCTTTTTTCTTATTATTTTCTCTTACTCTTTCACGAGCATTTTTTGCGGCTTCGCGTGCTTTTCTGGCGGCTGCAGCTTTATCAAATATGATTTTTATTTCTTTTTCATTATTTGCTAACCAATATTGTAAATTAGTAGCTATAACATTTGAAAAATTACTCATATCTAATTTAGTAACTGTTGATTTAACTTGAGCGTCATAAGCTACATTAGGAGCAGTCATATTAAATACTATATACATACCCTCTTGAATATCATCACCAGTTAAATTTTCATCTTTATCTTTTAACCATTTTTTCTCTTTAAAGAATTTATTAAATTCTCTGGTTATAATCGTTTTAACTTGAGTGATATGAGGGCCTTTTTCTGTAAGACCTGTATTTACATACGGAACTAAAATTAAAGAATAATTAGAAGTATAAGTTAATACCATATCTAATTTTTCTTTTCCTTCGCTGTATTTCATATCAAATCTATTTGTAATAATTTCTTTATTTTTTACAGCTTCATCTACTAAATCGTTTAATCCATTTTGAGAAATATAAGTTTCTGTTTTCCCATCTATTGTTAAATTAATAGTTAAACCAGGACATAAACAACTAATAGTATTTATTAAACTACGAACTTTATTTTCTTCAATAGAAGTATGAGTAAAGAATTGCTCACTAGGTTGCCAAGTTACTATTGTTCCTGTAAGTGCGGGATCACGATAAGTTGAAGTTTCTCTTTTATTAAATACTCCTTCAACGAATTGAATACGTTCACATTCTGCATCTCTGTATGTTTCAACTTCTAGCCAGTGAGATAAGAAAGTCGTGATTTTTGAACCAATACCAAAACTACCTAATGAAGTTCCTTCATAGGTTCCATCTTCACGATACTTTCCTGATGTGTTTAATACACTAAAAGCTGCCTCTAATACAGTTTTACCATCTTCACGATATTCATTAGGTAAAAAACCTTGTCCAAAATCTCTTACAGATATTTTAGTGTTTTTATCTTGATTTTGAATATCTATATTAATTCGATTTCCATGACCTAATCTGAATTCATCAACAGCATTAGATAAGATTTCAACTAATAATTGAGTTGAATAAGTTGTATCACCAGCATAAACACCAGGCTTAAGTCTAGTGAATTCTAGTGGAGATAAAGACTCAATACTATCTTTTGTATATAATTTTTTATCTTCCTTCATATCTCTTTTCCTTTCTATAATTTTATCATTAATATTATATCAAAAATTTGGCATATAATCAAAAAATTACTCTATTTCTAGAGTAATATCGTTTTCTTTTAAAATTTTGGCTAATTTTGTTGCATCTCCGCATTTTTCTGCGATTGCATAAGCATCTGCTAATTCATTGCCTAATTCATTATTATGCCCCGCAACTTTATATACTACAAAATTTGGAAAATTAATTTTTGTATATTCATATAATTCTTTAATTAAATCTAAATTTTTTACTTCTTGTTTAGAACTATTGATTCAATTATTAGCGGCTCAATTATAAATTCATTCATTAAAAGTATTTACAACATATGCACTATCACTATAAATATATACATCACAATCTTTATATTTAGTTGTAGCTAATTTTAAAGCTTGCAATAATCCTTTTAATTCCATTCTATTATTAGTTGTATCTTTTTTATGATATATATGTCCTTCTAAATATGAATCTTCTCCACCCGTATATGCATCTCATATAGTATTATTTATAGCATCATAGTTTACACAACTCCAACCCCCTGGACCAGGATTACCAGTACATGCGCCATCCGTATATAAGTTTATTCTTTTTTTCATCAATACCAACTCCTAAAATAAAAAAGCAGTAATTACTGCTTTTTTAATCTTTTCTTAATGTGGTCTAGGGAAGCAGTTTTTTCTTCTCTATAATTATAGATTTTATCATGAATTCTTTGAGCTAAAGTTTCAATAATTTGATTTTGTACTTGTATTTTATCTTTTAAAATAAAACTATTTTTTCTCAATTGACGGGCTTCTAAAGAATCTTTGTTAAAACCATTCATTCTAGACATATTAGTATGTAAATTAACTAATAAATTATAATTTGATACTAACATTCTTTTTTGTGCTTTTAAATATTTTAAACAAGCACGCATTTCTGCTACTTCACATCCAAAAAATCTTGATTGTATATCTGCGTCTTCTTCATGAAGTTTACATAATGCTGTAAAATCACCTAATTCAGTTTGAATTGTAACACGAGATTTACCATTTTTTGTATTAAATTTTGATTTTTTTATTGTATAATTCATTTATATTCTCCTAACTATAATCTTCACTAGTAGGGGCAAATACCCAAAACAATATCCAAAATAAAGTATTTAAAGGAACTGTTTCATCTAATAGTTCAGCAATATGTACATTATTTATTATAAAATCAATATTTAATATATCAATAATTCAAATTATAATAATAAGTGTTTTTAAAACTTTTCACATATTCTTCACCTTAATAATATGATACTTTAAATTTTTTTATTATGCAAATTTTATTCAGGACGTCTGCCGCATTGACTTGAAAAGTCAGAGTTCCAACATTTGCCATTTTTATTGTAAGGACAAGTTTCACAAGAGCAAGTTCATAAATCCTTTATTTCTTCTTTTGTCCCATCAACAAAACGTCCTGCTTTAAACTCTTCTAAAAAGTCCTCATAGGTATATCCACCTATATCGCGGACTTCCGCATGATTAACAGTTTCTTTACAATAAATGCAATACAATTTTTTTAAATGTCCAGGTTCTCTTATTTTTCCTTGATTTCTAATTATAGGAATTCCTTCCCTGCCACATTTAGTGCAGAAAAATCTGCTCTGTGATATATTCATTTCTACCGACCTCTTTTCTTCTGTTTATATATCATATAATAATTATATAATAAAAAAATTTTAAAGTCAATACTTTTCCTTATTTATATATACGCGTGTGCGTGTGATTATATAATAAAAATTTTTAATTGTCAATATATCTTACTATTGATTTTTAATAAAAATTATTATAAAATTATAATATAAAAGAAAAGGAAAGAAGTGATAATATGTTAAAGTTTTATAACCCATTAGATATATCTTCAGATATGGAAAATGATAATCCAATTTTACAAGGTATATCATATAATATTAGAAATAGTACAATGATTAAAATAGAGGTATTAGAATATATACATACTTATTTTATTCAATTTACTAGGGGTTCTGATTTAGATATTTTAGAATATGTTTTAAATATTTTAGGATATAGATTAGATGAACTAACTATTTCAGATGAACACGAATTATTAGATGAAATTCATCGCGTTAGATAATTCCAGTTGAAAAATTTAAAAATATATTATATAATTAATATATAAAAAAGAAAGAAGGAGAAGAGTATGGAAAAAACAAAGAAAATGACAAAGAAAGATTATTTTAACAAATTAATGGAAATGGTAGAAGCTTCAGATGTAGAATTAAAAGGAGAATTAATTTATTTTATTGAAACTCAAATCGCTTCAATCGACACAAAAGCTGAAAAAGCTAAGGAAAGAGCTGCTGCTAAAAAGGCTCAAGGCGATGAACTTAGAGGATTAGTTAAAGCTGTTTTAACTAATGATTTCCAAGATGTTGAAACTATCACTAATCAAATTGACTTCCCTGAAATTACAAAAAATAAAGTTATCGCAAGATTAACTCAATTATGTAATGCTGGTGAAGCTGAAAAAACTGATATTAAAGTTGAAAATAAAACTCGTAAAGCATACAAGTTAATTTAATCATATAAGAAAGGGAGATTAAACAATCTCCCTCTTTGTCTTTTTAGAAAGGAAAGATATAATGAAATATTGTTATAGAGGCGGCAATTTATTATCTTCTGATGGTTTTGATGAAGTTATATTAGAAAAGATTAAATATGAAGATTTTAAAACAGTAGAAGATATTACAGAAAGTTGTAAACCTTTTGGGGATAAAAAAATAATTTTTAGTATCCCTAATTTTAATGAATGTATAAATAATAATTTTTTATCTTTAATTTTAAATTATTGTAAAGAAAGTAAAAATGCAGAAATTCGTTTTGGCGGCATTACTACAAATCAAGAAGAAATTGATATAGTACTTAAAGTAATGAAAGACTATCCTGAAGTTTCATTTTTCTTTCAACACTATGTAGATAATTGAGATACCCTTATATATTTTATACAATGCGGAGTTAAACAAGTTTATATAACACAAGAATTAGGATTTGATCTAGCGCATGTTGCAGAAGTTTGCCATGAACAAAATGTATTAATTAGAGTATTTCCAAATGTAGCTCAATCTCAATGAGATGCAATTGATGATCTAAGAAAATTTTGAATTCGTCCAGAAGATATTGATTTATATGAGGGATATATAGATACAATTGAATTTTATGGTGAAACAGAACGTCAGGCCGTATATTTAGATATATATAAAAAAGATAAACAATGAGCGGGAAATTTACAAGAAATTATTATTGGTTTAAATACTGAAATTAATAGTTATTATTTATTACCAAGATTTGGAGAATACCGTATCAAATGTAATAAAAATTGTTGGAAAACAAATAAATGCCATATATGTGATAGAATTATTGAATTATCAAAAAATTTAGAAGAAAATAAAATTAGATTAATAGAAAAAGAGGAGGAACAAAAAAATGGCTAGAGGAAGTATTGCAAAAACAGAAATTACAAAAAAGTTATTAGATACATTTAATGGTTCTTTTTTATATAATGATGGAAAAGAAATAAGAATTCCATATACTGAAGAAGGAGAACTATTACAAATTAAAGTTACTTTAACATGCGCTAAAGAAAATGTTAACCAAGGTGATGATAACGCTCTTCCAGGTACAGTAGAGACAGGAGCAACTGCCGCACCATTTGAACCTATTGTAAAAAAAGAAGAAAAAATTGTAGAACCTACTGAAGAAGAAAAACAAAATGTTAGCGATTTATTAAGAGCATTAGGGTTATAATTTGTAAATATATTAAATTATTTTTAATATATTATAAGGATATTCTAGATGTCCTTTAGAAAGTGAGAAATTATGAAAAGAAAAGTTTTCATATCTTTGTTAACTATTGTTCTTTTTATAGTGTTATGCTTTTTTATAAAACCAATAAAACCACAAAGTAACACTGAAAATATTATTCAACAACCTGAAGCTATTGTTGAAATAGTAGAGGCTAAGGAGTATCCTAAAGAGCCTGTTATTGAATATAAAAAAGAAACAATCTATACTACTACTATATTAAATATGCGAGATGCCGCAAGTTTAAATGGTAAAGTAGTTAAAGTACTTCCTATGAATACTAAATTAACAAAGATAGGAAAAGAAGGGAATTGAACGAAAGTTCTAGTTGGAGATAAAATATATTATGTATATAGTAAATATACTTCAGCTAAAAAAACCGTAGTTAAAAAACAATCATCAAAGACTACAACACAAAAGAAAACAAAGGCAGTAAAGAAGACCACTACGGCGACAGCATCGCATAGTAAGGGGGAATATCAAAATTATGCTCATGATTTAGTTATCAATAAATATGGTTGGACAGAGTATGATTTTGAATGTTTAGTTAAATTGTGGAATAGAGAGAGTGGTTGAAATCCAAATGCTCATAATAAAAAAAGTGGAGCACATGGAATCCCTCAAAGTCTACCTGCTAAAAAAATGGCAAGTGAAGGTAGCGACTATTATACTAATGGTTTCACACAAATTAGATGGGGCTTAAAATATATTAAAGGTAGATATGGAAGTCCTAGCCAAGCTTGAGCACACTCCCAAGCAAAAGGCTGATATTAAAAATTGATTTTAATAAAAAATTATTATATAATTTATGTGTAAATATGAAAAAGAAATTTTAGCAAATATAGAAAGAGAAGTAATAAACTTCTAGGAGTGTAAAGGTTTACTTTCTTGATGCTATTGTTTTAAGTAATATTTATAATGTTAATTAACGCAGGCTAGAATTTATCTTTGTAATTTTGGTATAATTCCAACCTAAGCCTTTAAAGAAAAATTACAAATGTATATTTATGGTTGAATTAGCTCGGCTCTTCATAAGGAAGGACTTTGCTGACGGTACTCCATTTAGGCTATAGCACGAATGGCCTCTGAGAGAAAGAAAATAAGTATCTTGGTCGCTCCAGAGAAAAATATCTTTCTGAAATAGCAGTAAACTAATTCATAAAACAAAGGTAAATGAGGTAATCCGAACAATATACATGCGGTGGCTTGTTTAAAAAACCTTAACTTTAGAGTTGAGAAGTATCAAACAGCCGCCGCAAAACTTTATTTTATTGTATTTTATAGAGGTATAGCTCAGTTGGTTATGAGCGCTTGCCTTACAAGCAAGATGTCGGGGGTTCAAGTCCCT